TGGTTAATAATTTCGCAAATTACTTGACACAGGTATTCAGAGACAATAAATGGTTATTACATTATTTTGTCAAGAATTTACTTGACAAAACTAAAAAATAGGTGTATAATATAGATAAGGGGAAAAATATGGCAGAAAAGGATAAAACCAAAAACAAAGATGAACAAGAAGAACAAAAGCAAGACGCAACCCGTCTAGCTGGTTTTGTCTATAATAAATTCGAAGGTTGTGAAAGGTCAAGAAGAAATGACGAAGAGAGATGGCTTCAGGCGTTCCACAATTACCGAGGAAAATACTATAAGAATGTTTCATTTAGAGAACATGAAAGGTCAAAAGTTTTTGTCAAGGTTACAAAAACAAAGGTTTTAGCGGCATACGGACAAATCGTAGATGTTTTGTTTTCCGCAAATAAGTTTCCCATCTCTGTAGAAGAAACCAAAGTACCCGAGGGCGTAGCAACTTATGCTCACCTCAATCCCCTAAAGGAGCAAATGGGTGATTCACTTCAAGAGTCAGCCCCGTCTATAGAAGGTAATTTAGACTATAGACCCGGTAGTAATGGTCAATCCTCGACCCCCTTCTCAGAACAACCGGAACAATCGTCTCCACTTGGTTTCGAAGGGGATGGGAAATCTCTTAAACCCGGAGCAACATTTGGTGATTTAAGTCAGCAGAAAGACATACTAGGTTCTTTGGAAAAAGAATTTGGTGATGAAGCGATTGCTGAAGGTCCAGCTCCAATGCCGGAAATGGCACAGATTAAACCGGCTTCAAAGATTGCAAGACGCATGGAGAAACTTATCCATGATGAGATTGATGAATCAAATGGTTCACAAGAATTAAGAAGTGCTGTATTTGAAGCAGTACTATTAGGTACAGGTGTTGTTAAAGGTCCGTTTACTTTTAATAAGACTTTACATAAATGGCAGAAATCAGAGGGTAGTGATGAAAGAAGTTATCAACCTGATACAACTCGAGTTCCACGAATTGAATTTGTTAGTTGTTGGGATTTTTATCCAGACCCAAATGCAAAAAGTTTAGATGACGCTGAATATGTAATTCATAGACATAAATTAAATAGAAACCAATTACGAGATTTAGCAGAGAGACCATTTTTTAATAGAGAAGAAATTCTTGGAACATTAGAAGATGGTCCTAATTATAAGAAAAGAACTTTTGAATCACAGATAGAACTGGAAGACAGCGACTACCAAGCGGACAATGCACGATATGAAGTATTGGAATACTGGGGCGTTGTTGACAGAAAGATTTTAGAAGACTCCCAATTAAAAATTCCTGAAGACATGGGTGATGCCGAGGAGTTTCAAATCAATGCGTGGGTAACTGCTGACAGAGTTTTACGAATGGTGGCGAATCCGTTCAAACCATATCGTTTACCTTACCAAGCATTTCCTTACGAAAAGAATCCATACAGTTTCTTTGGTATTGGCGTACCGGAAAACATGGATGACGCACAGCAAATTATGAATGGTCATGCACGAATGGCTATTGATAACTTGGCTTTATCCGGTTCACTTGTATTTGATGTTGATGAATCAGCATTGGTTGCAGGACAGAACATGGATATCTATCCGGGAAAGATATTCCGAAGACAAGCTGGAATGCCCGGACAGGCAATACACGGATTAAAGTTTCCAAACACATCAACAGAGAACATGATGATGTTTGATAAGTTTAGACAGTTGGCGGATGAATCAACTGGCATACCTTCCTACTCTCACGGACAGACAGGTGTTCAAAGTATGACACGAACAGCTTCTGGTATGTCAATGTTGTTGAGTGCGGCAAACTTAAACATTAAAACTGTCGTAAAGAATTTAGATGATTTCTTGTTAAGACCTTTGGGTGAAGCATACTTCCAATGGAATATGCAGTTTTATCAAGGTAAGTTGAATATTGAAGGTGACTTGGAAGTTAAGGCAACCGGAACTTCTTCTCTCATGCAGAAGGAAGTAAGGTCGCAAAGACTGACAATGTTCTTGCAGAGTGTTCAGAATCCTGCGATAGCACCATTTGTAAAAATACCTGAATTAATAAAAGAACTTGCTTATACATTAGACCTTGACCCGGAAGCAATAATCAATGACCCTAATGAAGCAGAAATTTATGCAAAAATAATAGGATTACAAAATGCTAGACAACAAGGAAATCAAGCGACTACAGGTGCTGGTGGGGAAGCCGGAATGGATGTACCTCAAGGAATACCTGCTGAAGCTCCAAGAGTTGACAACTCGGGAGTTGGCAATGGCACAATCGGAACTGGCGGTGTACCGCAGTCAGGGGAAGTGGGCTTTACTGGAACAGTTAATACACCTCCCGGAAACAATCAAATCGTATAAAAAGGAAATTTAATCATGAGTAGTAGAAGTGGTGGAGGAAAAATTTATACTAATAAAGTAAAACCCGGTTATGACCAAGCATTTACTTTACCAAAGGGAACTTCGGCAGCTCCAATCATGCAGGTTAAAGTTCCGAAACCAAATACAAAAAAAGTTAATATTAATCCTTTTGGTGGAAAATCTAAACCACGACCTTATAAGTATCACGAAAAAAATGTTGTAGTTGGTGGTAAAGTTCATACTGGAACAGGTAATAAAAAAATTGCAGTAACAGTACACCCACCTGCTAAAACTTATGGTCATGCAAAAAATAAAGGTTTTCAATATACAAAAGGTACAACATTGAAATCAAAGATTGATATATTAACATTTTAAAAAAGGAATTATAATAATGAATAAAAAAGTTGATGATAAAATAATTACTATTGATTTAACTAAATATGGTGCAACAGGTACATGGACAGGAACTCCAACACAACTTCCAGCTTCTGGATTTAGTAATAAACAATATACAAAAGGTACAAAGAAACTCGGTAGAGTAAAACCTGCAAAGGGTGGTTATCTAGGTAAAAAAATAAGAAGACCACAGAAGAAATAAACAGATGGCAAAAAGAAAAAAGAAAAAAACATTACGAGAAAAAATTCAAAAGGAATTTAATAAACTTGAATCTCTTCATGAAAAAGAAGAAGATGTCATGGAAGCTATTAATGAACTTTTGGAAGATGAAGATGACGAAGAAGAACGCAATAGTTCTTCGTTGAGTGGATAATCTATGAGTAATTGGTTTACAAAAAAGAAAGACCCACCTTTTAAACCGGGCAAGACAGTTGGTGAAACTTTTAAAAATATAGCTGAGACTTATTATGATTATGGTTATATAACTCCAAAGGTTGTTGATTTTTTTAAAAAGAAAAAAAAGAAAAAGAAAGTTGAATAAAATGGAAACTTGTAAAAATTGTGAACATGGTTGTCATTGCTCTGATGGAAGTTCTTGCACTTCTTGTGAATGTAAAAATTGTGATTGTAAAAATGATAGTTTAAAAGAAAGTATTAAAATTTTATCTGATAAGACTAAAAAAGAATAATGGCAACAAAAGATTTATATAAAAAGCAGGGAGATTTTTTAACTCCAGCTACGGATACTGTACCAACACTTGGTCCTTATGATGTTAATACACCAGCAGGAGCTAGGGAAGGATTGCCTCTCAGACCTTTTGACCCAAAGAGAGCAAGGTATGCAAAGGGTGATGTAGCATCATCAGAAGAAAAACAATATAACCAAGCGTTAAATATTTTTCATTTAATGGCGAGGGAAGGAAAAACAGAACAGGAAATAAAAACTAGAATAGGGGAAAATATGTTCAATAAAATTGTTATGAATAAACAGAAAATGGCAACTGGTGGTATAGTTCCAACAGACCCATTACTTGACCCTAGATTTGGCAGATACTTTGAACAACCTGAATATAGAGCTTATGCAGGGGGAGGTTTAGCTGACTTAGGTTTTAAAAATAAAGATGAAGCGGCTAGATATATTGTTAAAGCACATTCACCTTGGGGAGAATGGGATTCGGCTTCGGATAGTTATTATAATATGTTAAGAAAAGAACCATATGTAAAATTAGAAAAATATATTAAAGAGATAAGAGTAAAGAAAGCAGAAGGTGGACCTGTACTGGAAGAAGAAGGTATGGTTGTACCAGAACTGCAACCACAAAGTGCAGATGTTAATATGCAAGTAGATACTATGATGACTCCAAGTGAAGTAGAGGGTGAAACAGAACCTGATGAAATGGAAGTGGAAGCGAACATAGATACTTCCGTATTAACTTCAGATGAAGAACAAGTTTTAGAAGCGGCAATAGAAGACTATCCAGAATTAGTTGATATTATTTCTAAAATGAGTATGAAAGAATTTACCGGTGAAGGAGAAATCGAAGGACCGGGAACAGGAACTTCAGATTCAATTCCGGCAATGCTATCGGATGGTGAGTTTGTCTTTACAGCGAAAGCGGTTAAGCAATTAGGTGTGGATAAACTTCGTAACATGATGGGAAAAGCGGAAATGGATTATGATAAAGATATGGGTGTTCAGGATATGAACAACGAACCCATGAGTGCGGCTAGAGGCGGATTAATGACTAGTCGTTACAGATAAAGTAGAGCTACCCGGGCTATCACCTAGGCACTCTACTTCGGCTACTCTTACATAATGTAAGACCCCAATAACAAGAAAGGTGATTAACAATGGTAAAAAGTAATGAGAACCCCTTACTAGGTAAAGCTACTTCTCAGGAAAGTAAAGAACAAGAGCCAAATCCGTATAATCAGAAGAAAGATTATCTTGACTATGATAAGATGGACAAGGCGGCAGAAACTTCGTTTGCTGATGCAAACACTCTAGCGGTTAAGCAGGACCGACCTAAAGTTGTAATAGATACAATGGAAAAGGAAGATACTCCGGCTGAACTAACAGAACCAGAAAACCAACCTTATAAAAAGGTTGACTATAAAAAAAGATATGATGACCTCAAGAAACATTATGATGGTCGGGTAACTTCTTTTAAGCAAAGGGAAGATGAACTCTTAGCGGAAGTTAGGTCAAACAGACCTAAGTATAAAGCTCCAAAGAGTGCAGAAGAACTTGCAGCTTTTAAGAAAGAATATCCTGATGTTTATGGTGTGGTTGAATCAGTCTCACATCTTCACGCTTCGAAGGAATCAGAAAATTTAAAAGACGAGATTAAGTCTCTGAAAAAAATGAATGAATCTATTTCCAGAAAAGAAGCGGAAACTCGGTTGTCGAAATTACATCCAGACTTTACAGAAATTCGTGAGTCAGATGATTTTCATAATTGGGCGGAAAGTCAACCCGAACAAATCAAAGGATGGATATATGGAAATAATGCTGATGCTACATTAGCGTCTCGAGCAATTGACCTTTTCAAGCAAGATACCGGCAAGTCCAGACAACAATCAGAAGTATCCGGTGACATGATACCTGCGTCAGAAATGATAAAGGTAACAAACACGAAAGACATTGGATATGGAACGAAAAAAATTTGGACTCGTTCTCAAATCGCAGCTATGTCTCAATCGGAATTTGCTAAGAATGAGGGAGCTATTGAAGAAGCACAGAGGGCTGGTCGTGTCGTAAATGACATGGGTAGAAACTATGGCGGTTCAGGAAATCCAACTTATTAATAAATAAAGAAAAAGATAGAAGCTGTAATCACAACAACAACTTAACTACAAGGAGGATGTAATGGGAACATTACACTATAGTGGTGATAGTAGTGCTTCGAACTTTAATGTAAGTACAGCAGGTCAAACCAATGAATTTTGGGTTCCTGAGATATTTTCGAAGAAGATTCAAAACTTCTTCAGAAAAGCATCTGTCGTTGAAGCTATAACCAATACGGATTATGCTGGTGAAATTAGTGCTTTTGGCGATACTGTCAAAATCATTAAAGAGCCAACAGTAACTGTTGCGGCTTATACTCGAGCGGCTGCTACTACCAAACAGTACCTTGGAGACCAAGAAGTGACACTTGTTATTGATAAAGCAAACTCATTCAAGTTTATTATTGATGACATTGAGGAAAGAATGTCTCATGTCAATTGGGCTTCCGTAGGTGCGTCAAGTGCGGCTTATACGCTAAAAGATACAATGGATTCAGAAGTAATTGCGGCTATGTTTAGCGGTGTATCTTCTTCTAGTCCAGACCATGTGATTGGTGCTGACTCAGCTACTGCTAATGCAGGACTGGCTATCGCCAATGATGCAATCGACACCGGTTATGGTACGGGGGAGATTACTCCTTTGGCTATAATGGCTAGATTTTCAAGATTACTAGATGAAGCCAATGTGCCGGAAGAAGGCAGATGGTTCTTAGCTAGTCCACAATGGTATGAAGAATTAGCAAATGAGTCTTCAAAACTAATGACTTCTGACTACAATCAGGGTGATGGTGGCGTAAGAAATGGTTTAGTGGCTTCAGGAATGGTTAGAGGATTTAAATTGTATAAATCCAATAATATTGCTGCAGTTACAAACGCAACCGCTAAAATAATTTGCGGTCATATTTCTTCTACAGCAACTGCACAGTCTATTCTTAACATTGAAACTCTTAGAGACCATGCCACTTTTGGTGACATTGTTCGAGGACTTCATGTTTATGGAAGACAAGTTCTTAGAGATAATGCACTCGCTTCAGCGTTCTACATAATTGACTAATAACTAACTAAAGGGGGCGGATTAAGGTTCGCCCCTTTCTACAATATAAATCAAAGGGAAAAACAAAAAATGCCAAATGTAAAAAAGGGATTAAGTGCAGAGGATGTAATTACCAGACATCAACCAAGTGTGATGGAAGGAAATAATGTGGCATCCGTAGACCACGGAAAAGATAAATATCCCAGAGCTTATTACAAAGCGGATTTAAGAAGAGCTTGTGATAAAGCTGACATGGGAACTCCGGGTGACACTAAAATGTATGCGGAAAATCCTGTACCAAATGTTAAGACTGCTGGTTCAGCTAATTAAAAAAAAAGAGAATTTTAAATGGCAGCTCCGTTCCGTA